GGTCGTATGATGTTTTGTCCTCGGCTTATAGCTATGACATTGGCGGCTCCTATCACATATTTGAGGCATATAATACCGCGCTATCAGGCAGCGCCCCTGCGGTAATTGGTCGCGATGGAAGTATCGCTTCTTACACCCCTTCTGGTGCTGTAACGCAATACAGCTCCACTGATGACGGCTTTTCTGTTGGCTCTTTGCGGGGTGGATTAGTAGGCAGCTATTATTCAAACATCTCAGTTGCCGAAATTGTAGTTCTCTATTCGGCTCCATCTACCAATATCCGTCAGCGCATTGAAGGCTATTTAGCCCATAAATGGGGTCTCACTGCCAACCTCCCTAGCGATCACCCATACAAGACCAACGCCCCAGCACCATGACACCCACACAAGTTTTTAACACTACGACTGGTTTGGAGGTATTCCTGTGAGCCCCATTTATGTGCCGGGGAAGGTGGTGTTGCGCAAAAGCTGGCAGCCGATGGACCCTGACGCTGCTGCATACATCACGGCGGTTGAAGCTGCTGATACGGCGGCTGGATCTTCTGGTGGGTTGGAGGAAAAGACCAAGATCGCCATCGACAACTTCGTGCTGGGCTGTAAGGCTGATGGGATCTGGGGCGCGATTAAGGCCAGTTGCATTTTGGCTGGTGCAAGGACTCTGGCTGGCGCTTTGGTGCCGTTGGCTGGGACTGCGCCGACCAATGTCAACTTTGTCTCTGGTGATTACAATCGGAAAACTGGTTTGAAGGGAGACGGAAGCACAAAGTACCTTAACAGCAACAGGGCCAACAATGCTGATCCACAAAACAATAATCACTGCGGGCTGTATCTATCAGAAATACAAGCTATCAATGTTGTACTGGGTGCCGGGGGCAGCTCTACTGGAGCCAACACTATAGTCCCCAACGTAAGTGATACTATTTTCAGGAACCGCTCTAGCAGTTTTCTGCAAATCAATAGGATAGCAGTCGCCGGCTTGACAGGTGCATCTAGAAGTAATGCCTCGGAAATTGTTGCTCGAATTGCATCAACATCCACATTGCATAGCCTTGCGTCGCAGTCTCCATCTACCGACAACATTTACCTCCTGGCTAGGAACGACGGCAGTGGTGTAGCGCAGTTTCATTCTGCTTCCCGCTTTGCCTTCTACTCCATCGGTGAATACATCGACCTAACCCGTCTTGATTCCCGTGTCACCGACCTAATCAACGCCATCGGAGCGGCCTTCTAATGAACCACCCCACACAAGACACTGCCACTACGATTGATTTGGAGGTGATGCTATGAGTTGGGTAATTACGGGTACGCAGAAGTTCACGCCCAACGCTTTGTTGGATCAATTTGCAGGAGCCGCTGCTGCCTATAGCCTCCGAAACCTTGTCGGCACTTCCAATCCCTCAGTAGTCCGTGTGCGTCGCTCCAGCGATAACATTGAGGCCGATTTCACTGCCGCCCAGGTGAGTGATGGCTCGCTAGCTGCGTGGGTAGGCGCTGGGAATAACGGCTTTGTGCGGACGTGGTATGACCAAAGCGGCAACGGAAGGGATGCTTCGCAAACTACGGCATCCGCTCAGCCGAGCATTGTCACCAATGGAGCGGTGGTTTTGCAAACTAACAAGCCAACGCTCTCTTTTAGTGGATCGAACTTCTTTACTCACGGATACTCAATTACAACAGCCTCCACGATTGTTGCCATTACAAATTTAACGGCAAAAAGTGACAGCGTAGAGACTGTGTATGGCGCAACAGCGCCAAATAGTTTTGTCAGGAACGCTATTATTGGTGACGCTTATGGCCAGTTGTCGGCAGGCAAATGGGGAACCTACATGAATAGCTGGAAGCCATCTGCTTACAGTGCTCAGGGCATTCACAGGCTGCTAGTAATGATAAGCGACGGCTTGACGACAGGGACAGTAAGGAACTCTGCTTATACAAACGGCCTTGTGGAAACATTTACAGATACTGGCCGGTACAGTGGCGATAGCGCCGAGAGGCGGACAATCATGGCCGACAACAGTACGGGATCTAACGCTGCTCAGGGAAACTTGCAAGAGATTATCGTGTGGCCTGTAGATCAGTCTGCAAATATTGTCAGCATTCAGTCCAACATCAACACCCATTACGCCATCTACTGACCCGTCGTAGTGTCCCCGGTTTCGGCGCCGGCCGTGTGCTAGGAAATGGATGGGCCAGCGCAGCGTCAACTGCCTGACCCGTGACCAGATCCACCGTGAATGGACCCGATGACGCAAGTTTATGCGGCAGGCCTTGCCCTGCCGAGCCTCCAGGACGCCTGGAGCATGTTCCTGCAGGAGCGCAGCATCAGCCTTTCCCCCACCAGCGTGGTGACCGACTACGCGCAGGTGACGAAATGGCTGTTTCGCTGCCCGATCACTGACTTGGCCCAGGGCCGGCAGATCCTGCTGTGGGTGCTCCAGCAGGAGCCGGTCAAGTCCGCCCGGCGGGTGACCATGTTCGTGCGGGCCATGTACCGCTGGGCCTCGGGCGAGGACGTGGCCCTGCTGCCCCGCAACCCGGTGGCCAACTTCAGGATGCCCAAGCCGCCCCAGGCTGCCCATGAGGTGACCGTGATTCCCCGCGATGAGATCCCCCTGGTGCTGATCGCCCTGGAGGCTCGGAAGCACAGCGGCGCCAACTGGGCCAGCTACGCCGAGTTCATGCTGCAGACGGCGATGCGCACCGGTGAGGTTCGTGCCTTGACCTGGGAAGACCTGGATGGTGATCGGGTGCTGGTTCACAGCAACTTCACCCTGACTCACGGCCACAAGCCGAGCACCAAGACCAACAAGAAGCGGTGGGTGCCGCTGAACAGCAGGGCCAAGGAGCTGATCGAGGAGCTCCCCCGGCTTGGCTCCTATCTGTTCCCCTGGAACCGCTACACCTTCCAGAGCTACTTCCGGCAGAAGGTGGATGAGCTGCATGGCGCTGGGCTGATCAAGGCTCGCTACCGGCCCTACGACCTGCGGCATGTGGCGATCAGCCGGTGGCTGGAGGCCGGCATCCCGGTGGCGCAGGCCGCGTCCTGGGCGGGGAACACCAGCGAGGTGATCTGGAAGCACTACGCCAACACCACCACGGAGTACCAGATGCCTGTGCTGTGAGGCGCAGCGGGTGATGCGGCCGGGGTTGTAGAGCTCCGGCTTTTTGCTGGCCTCATCAGACTGGCCACAGCCCCTTGTCCTGATCCATGCCATCCCGTCGTGAGCAGATCCTTGCTGCGGTTGCAACGACGCTGGCAGGCACTACTGGGGTGAGCACCAGGATCTACCGCTCGAGAGAGGAGGCGCTGCAACGCAACGAGGCGCCGGCCATCATCATCACGCCCGGGCCTGATACCAACCAGGCCGAACGCGCCCAGGGCGCCAGCATGTGCCGCTTGGATCAACGACTCACGATTGAGATCACGATCTATGTTCGTGGTGCCATTCCTGATCAACTGGCAGATCCGATTGAAGTTGATCTGCACAAGAAACTAATGGCAGCAACGGATTTCAACGGCTTGACCAGTGGTCGGCTGTTGTATCTGAGCCGCATACCGCAGATGGAAACAGGTGATCTCACCGTGGGTTGGATCACCACGGAATATGCGGCAGAGTACAGATGCTCACGCGATGACCTCTCCGTAGCCTGAACCTAAGGCGACCTCATTGCGATGCTGATCCGCAACACATTCGTCCTCGTGAAAACCGAGGGCTCCAGCTATGGGGTTGATGCAGCTCCTACCGCGACCAATGCCGTTCGGGTGCGATCGATCGAGGTGAAGCCGCTGACCGGCACCAGGATTGAGCGCAACCTGCTCCGTGGCTTCGGTGGTGCCGGTGGTCGCACCCTGCTGACGCAGCAGCATGTCGGACTGACGATCGAGTTGGAGCTTTCGGGCAGCGGTACGGCAGGCACTGCCCCACGGTGGGGTCCGCTGCTGGCCTCGGGCTGCACGGCGGCCACTACCACCAGCAGCGCCGTGACCGGCACCGCGCAGGCGGGCTCTGCTGGTTCGATCACCCTGGCCTCTGGCGCCAGCGCGACGGATGACTTCTACGCCGGCATGCCGATCTCGATCACCAGCGGCACTGGCAACGGCCATCGCGGCGTGATCGTCAGCTACAGCGGCACCACCAAGGTGGCAGCAGTGGCGGCCTACACGGCGGCGTTCACGCCTGGCTCATCCTCGGGCTACTCAATCGCGGCCAACGTGCAGTATCGGCCGATTACCACGGTCGATGGTGTGGCGGACACCTC